TTGAGAGTGTAGTTCATGATTTCAGACAGAAGGAGTAACAGAAACTTCCTTGATATTCAATCCACAAAGTTGATTGTAGACACGATTGAGAATCAATTTGTCGGCAGTTTTTGCCTTTGATTTCTCCCACCAGATGGTAACACATCCATCATAAGTTTCAACACGAACACGATAGTTTTTCATAATGTTTCGATGATTGATTGACGTGCCATCATTGCAGTGTGTTGATTAGAAGTTAAGAGATCAGCAAGACATGGGAGTATAATCAGAACCAGCATATTCTTCTAGGTTGAAATCAACAACTGTCGAACCATTATTGATTCGTTGTTGTGCATCATACATGGCTTCAGATTTAGTCACAGTACGGAATGAAGTCATTGCCTGTTCAACACCAGGATGCCAGATTGTACGTTGAACAAAACGCTTACCTGTTCCGACTGGAAAATAATCAACCTGAACAGCAGAATCAACGAGTTGCATTTTAGAAATGAAAATGTGTTTGTTGCTAGTTCCTATCGCCGCTGACTCTGAACTAGCAAGGGAGTCACCGCAGTTGAGTGGTATTCCTCTCAACATGGCCAATATACATCGGATTGGGATCCTGGTCAAGAGGTTTGTACCAGTTCCCCAACTGGTTCAGAAAGAGGTGATCTTGTAATTGTTAAGATTATCTTGAATCACCCGATTCTGAGGTGAGAGCATACTACGCTCAAGACGCAGCTGCCAACCCTCTTGAAGATCATTCTCGGCAATCACGGCAAAACCAAAACACCCTGGTGTTGGCATCATAAACAGACCATGCTTTTCTGCCTCTTGACTATTGGCGAAACCTCTTGCGGTGATCGTCCAGTCTTTACCGTCAGAACCCTTACCGAAGTATGCACAGATGAAGTCCCGCATTGAATCCGTTTCTTTGACTCTTATAGTATTGCAGATTTTGAGACGCTTGACAAGGGGTTTTAGCCAGTTCCCCAACTGGTTTGATTGAATTGGTGGTATGCTGTCACCTTGTTGCGGATCTACCTTGAGAACCCTTACCACCACAGGAGCAAAGACCTATTTTTTCCATATTTTCGCCTGCTTCGCTTCATTGGTCATGCTTACAGTTCCCGATATGGAAAAAACAGTTTATACAAAGAATGCCTCTAATCCTTGATATTGAATTGGCATTGATGTATATGGCCGTGTGTCTTTAACATCAACTATCTTTCCTACTTTCTTTGAATTGATTGGTGAATGGTATTGTTGCTTCTTTGTATTGTAGAATCCCCAGATACAACGAATGTCATTACCACCATTGTAACTAAACCCAGGATTACATACAGTCCAGATTGCAACAACATTACTTTTAAACTGTACCGTTTCATATCGGTATCCTGTTGGTGGTTCATGTGGGAAATCAATTGGAAGTTCAATCATTCTTTTCACTATCAAGTATGTTTTTCACATACTGTAAATTGTAATTGGGTTGCATTAACTCTTGGAGAATTAATTCTTCATCACTATTCCAAAAGTCTTCCCAATCTTTAGGGTCAGTGGTATCTTGAATGTTTGTGTTGATCATAACAAAGGGATTCGTTGAATAGAACTAGTATAGCACCTTATAGGCGCTTCTGATGGCAGCCAGGCTAGTTTATTAGTTTGCCCACCGCTTGCGTTGATTGAAGTTTGCAGCACTGAAGATCTCACGGTCTACAAGTTTGATCATGTCACCATAATCATCTGAGATAATGAAACCTTCCTGCTTGATTTCAAGACCATTGATGTATGATCTTGGAGCATCACTGATGATCAGAGAATCCATCAGATCTTCCTTCATTTCAATCACCATCATATACAGATTGGCAAGATACTTACAACCGAAGATCTCAGTAAGTAATGCATCGTTGATCTCTTTGCCTTCCCTGATGAATGCATTGATGATCTGTTTGCAGACCTTTGCAGTCTTCTCATCAAGAAAATTGACAACATCTTTGTTGATGTTGGGTGCCGAAATACCCTCTGGTTTGATACGATCAACACAAGGCTGGACCCACTTGATCTTAGGATGATCATCAAAGAGTTGCAACAATGGGAATGCAGTCATCTCTCTAAGATCATTTTGCTCATCCATGTCAAAGTAGAAAGTATGAGGAGCAATGATGATCTTTTGAGTTACAAACTCATTGAAAACATAGGTGATAGTATTTTGACCGAACTTGGTGCCATTACCAAAACCAATGAAATCACCCTGATAGACTTGATCAGTGCGTGGAAGATACTTGAAGCAGACATGAAGAATCTCTGCCACTTCATCATCATAGAATTGATCAATCTCATCGTGAGAGTGAGCAACGCGAAGTTTCTTCTTGTTGAACACAGCTTTAGTGCCAACAAAGAATGTACCAGTTGCAGGATCAGTTCCCCATACAATTGCAGGAGAACCGTCCATCTTCACAGAAATGTGTGAAGGATTGTAAATAAGGTCAATAGCAGACAGATCACCCGTCAGAATAGAATCTTCAATGTGTTCGATGTGCTTGTTCTGCATTGAGTCCGTTTCCTTTACTTGGCTATTATAGACGATTGCCTTGCGGCATGGGGAGTTCCTCGCCCAGTTCGGGAATTGGCCTGTGACCTAGAACTGCCGATAGTGCCTCAACGGCATGATCTTTTCTTTTACCGTGATAATCAATCAGATCTTGAATACAATCACGAAGATCCTGATAGAATACATCAATACTTTCTACGTCACCATTTGCTCTACCTTCATTGAGATACTCATCGATAGATTCAGCTAGGCGACCTTTACGTTGCTCTTCAAAAGACTTGTTTGAGCGAATGAATTGGGAATTTTCAAAACCGCTATTGTATGGACTGTTCATAGTAGAAATCATTGCTTACAAAAAGGCACATACAAATCAGATTGATGTGTATGTTCATGGTCTACGACAAGACCAGGGATGAATGGATGGCCAAACTCCCACAAAACAGTGGCTACAAGACCAACAAATAGATACTTCATTTGACTAAGAATTGTTTTTCATAATTTAGCAAATCCTGAGGAACAATATCTCCAACATTGCCATCATATTCTACAGCATTTTTGAATTGTTGTCCAACCTTCTCATACAATTTGATACCAAGATGCTGGTACTTTAGATTGGTGGGGATATAAACTTTGTATTCCACACCATTATTGTCTGTCAGCATACTCAACTGTCTGTTTTCAGACTTGGTGACACATATTGTGGTTCTTGCTAGGTTGAATAGATTCTCAAATACAGTATAATCGGACAGGTACAGATCTGGATTGTCCATGATCATCCTGGCGATGAACTGTGGCGACAAACAATGATCATTTGTACGCTCTTTTGAGTCATTCAGTGCTGCTTCACTGATCAATCCAGTGTGATTGTATCCAGAACAAAAAACTAAATCATAGTAAATGCGCGTGATCGGACGAAAATAGTCAGGATCATTCCACAGCTCCGCGTTAGCACGGAGTGCATTGAAAGCAGCGCGGCAATAAACTCTCCAGTCTTTCATTTGTTGGTTTTGGGATATGCAAGAAAGTAAATGCTATTCAAAATATCATTGTACTCTTCGTAAAATTTACTACCAACAACTTGACGCTGTTGATCTTTACGAACAGCATCAAAAATAAGTTTCCAATGACGTTGATTAAATTCGATCATGATTCAAGCACCCTGATAGTATGCATTACGGTAGAGATAACCACCAGTCCATTCACAATTATCCAGCACAAACTCACGTTCTTGAATGATCAAGAGGTTGAAACGGACACCTTTAGCTGGTGCTTTGATTGATGCTGGTTTGTAAACCTCACCAGTCTTCTTATCAATGAAGGCATGAATTGAATCACGTTTGCCATTGATAGTCATAAAGATCTTGTGATACTTACGACCCACGGAATCAAGATAGAACCCATAGTTGCTACCAGTTGGTGCAGTCTGTGTGAGTGCATCACAGAGCATCAGGCAAAACTTAGTGACATTCAGTTGAATGGTGTTCCGAGCGTCCATCTGAGCAGTGTGTTGTGCTAGTGTGGCAGTCATGTGGTGGGGTTATCCCTCTCAACATAGCCAATATACATCAAATCTGTTCCTATGGCAAGCGATCAGACCAGTTCACGAATTGGTTTTCTTGCGGCGGGCCCTCTTGACAGGTGCTTTAGCCTTTGTTGTCGTTTTCTTTGCAA